GACTGGTGCTGCGACTGGTGCTGCGACTGGTGCTGCGACTGGTGCTGCGACTGGTGCTGCGACTGGTGCTGCGACTGGTGCTGCGACTGGTGCTGCGACTGGTGCTGCCAGTGTGAGCTTCAATGCTTGAGACAATCCCTCAACTGCTTTGGCTAGATCTGCAATGTTACTTTCCAGAGACATATAGCTTTTCCTTTTCTGGGTCTTGAGTTATTTTTAATCGATCACTTACAAATGCTTCCATCATTTCACGCAGCAGTTCTGAAGAACCGCCGTGTAGTTTGGCCTTCTTCGAGAATTTCTCATACAGTATCTTTGGGACCCTTACCCCCATTGATACGTTTAAACTTCTATTCATTGGTACTCCTTTCATTAATTTAGTAAGGAGGATTTCTCCTCCCATCAGACCTGACACCCAACCTGTCAAAACCAATCATAACGATTGTCTCCGTTCAACAGGTGATTGCAATTGTAAACCCAGTGCTGTACAGTTGTCAACGCCTGCTTTACAAAATAACGAATGGAAGCTTCATGATTCAAGACTATATAAACGCCGGTTGGAAGATCATACCTATACCACGCGGAGGAAAAGGTCCGCGTATCATTAATTGGAACACTATTGAAAACGCTCTTGTTGCAGCCTGGATGATTCCTACTGATCATGGGGTGGGGCTGATGCACGCGTACTCTGGAACGATGGCTTTGGACATTGATGATACTGATCTTGCTGTTGACTTATTGGGGGAAAAGGGAATCTCTTTACCTGACCTCTACAACGACCCGAAGACTGTAAGAATTGAATCGGGGAGGACGGGGCGAGCAAAGTTCTTGTACAAAATGCCGGGTGGATTGACCTTACCATCTAAACGAGTAAACGGCCCAACTGGTACCATTTTGGAATTTCGATGTGCCACTTCTAACGGACTCACTTGTCAGGATGTCTTACCGCCGTCAATTCACCCTGACACGAGTCAGCCTTATCGTTGGGAAGGGGCTGCCGACTACACGAATCCTCCTGTCATTCCTGATTCACTTCTTGATTACTGGAAATCATTAATAGAGGTGAAGGTCACCGAGAGTGTATCCGACCCTTTAACCCTGACGTCTCTTCAAACGATACGGGAGGCACTTCTGTTAACACCTCCCGACCTTTGTAGGGAGGAATGGATCAATATAGGCATGGCTCTGCATCACTGGGGTAATCAGAACAAATGTGACACCGTTGCATTTAGCGAATGGGACGCCTGGTCCAGCAAATCAAGCATAAAATACCCAGGAAGACCTGCAATGGTGGGTCAATGGAAAAGTTTTAAGACCGATAGAGGAGCACCCATAACATTGGGCACACTATTTCGAATTGCGTCTGAGCACGGGTGGGTTCGGAAGCCCGACGACACCTCAACTCTTTTTAAAAATGTTGGGTCATTAACCCCACCACTTGAAATCCATGAAGGGATTAGACCGCTGCCACCTGAGATGGATTTATCGCTCTGGCCCACCATTTTACAAAAGAGAGCTAAAGAAATATCAGAAGCTGTAGGCTGTGACCCCCTTGTGCCATTATGGGCCGGTCTTGGGTCGGTCTGTGGTGTAATTGATTCCCGGATTCGATTGGAGTTAATGCCGGGGTTCAAAGTGCCCCCGATTCTTTGGCTTATGACTATTGGCGACCCTGCCGATAAAAAGACCCCTGGGGCGGCACCGATGCTGGACCCCCTTGTACAATTAGAACTGGAGGATAGACCGCGGTTCAAAAAGGAATTGTTGGTTTGGGAGGGTCACGAAGCGGCATACGCTGCCGCGAAAAAGAGTTTCTTGGAGTTTTCTGCGAGTCCTGAGGCGATGATGGGATCGAATGCGATACCAACAGTACCAGACCTCCCTTCGCAACCTGTCCCACTGAAGATAACAGTCACTGATATCACGAGTCAGAAATTGGTTCGTCATTGTGCTGAGAGACCTCGGGGTCTTCTATGCACTCTCGACGAAATGTCGTCATGGGTTAGGAAATTATGCGAACGTTCGTCTGGGGAGGACCGCTCTACATGGGTGGTCAGTTATGAGGGGAAGGCTTACGACATGGACCGAGTGGGGGCAGGATCGATTCATTGTGAGAACTTGGCTGTTAGTATTTACGGAAATATTCAACCGAAGGTGTTTCAAGAAGTTCTTAATTCACTATCGTCTGATGGGCTTCTTCAACGGTTCATTCCTGCTGTTTTGAGGGAGGGTTATACCAAGCGCGGCGAACCTTTGTCTGAGTTCATGACCTCGGCGAAGCAGTGGGAGTCACTATTACGAACTACTCAATCGCTTCCACCAATTGTTTACAAGTTATCAAGTGATGCCTACACCCTATTTCGGAATTTCCAGACATGGTACGAGGAGGCCAAGCGGGACGAGCGGTTACTATCGGCATCTGACGTGTTCATGACCGCGTTTGGTAAAATAGAAGGAACCTGTGGCCGACTAATTTTACTGTTCCATGCAATCGAGTCTCCGTTTTGTACAGAGGTCTCCGAGTCAGTGGTGTTCCGGGTAATCCGATTAATCAAAACGTACATAATCCCGTCCCTCCGGTACGCATTGTCCGAACTGTCGAATATATCTTCGTTCGATTCGTGGTTGATCGATTATATTGTTCAAAATTCAAACCTTGAGAAGATCACACTTCACGAAATAAAGGCCAGCGCACGCCGACGCTTGGAGGATTTGAACGTGTGGAAAGCTGATCAGGTCGTGTATGGAGGAATGGCAATACTTGAGAAAGCGGAGTGGGTTAGTCGGATAGATGATGGCGCACGGGAAAACCAACACATTGCCGTATGGGCCATCAACCCCTCGATTCTAACTCAGTTTAAAGACAACCGAAGGGCGATTATAGAGGCGAAGCAACGACGGGTGGATCAGATCCGAGAGTCCCGGGGATGGAAACGTCTATTGGTGAATGGTAATAACGAATAATACCAACAACACCAAGTGGTCCCCCCCCACTAATAATGTTAAATGGACTCTTTTAAAACGGACTCATACACAGGGGGTGCCATAAGCTGAACGAGTTTTAACACGGTGATCAACTGGGAGACACTGGGGCTGATCTTTCGTTGACCATTGTCCCACTTTTGAACGAGGAATACTGAGACGCCGAGAAGTCGGGCGATGCGGTCTCGGGTGAATCCCTTTTTCTTTAATTCGATTATGAAGTCGTTACTGATTGTCATGATTGTTTTTCCTCAATTTCTCGTTTAATCTTCTTCTGACTCACTAAATTGTTCAAGCTCCGCCATCCGCGCCTCTAATCGTTCGAGAGATACAATTACCTCCCGTATTGATTGCGATGCACACAAAGTGTCCAACGCGTCCAATACGTCTAATTTAGCGCGATCTTTTTGAGGCAGTGTCGCAACTGCTGCAATTAACTTTTTCATCATTTTAATTTAATCCATCCCGGTACTATTTTCGCAATTAGTTTTATTATAAAACCATTTTTATCATTACTTTTTAACGGTTCTAACGGTTTCGGTTCTAACAGTTTCGGTTCAAATAAAGAGCAATCGTTGTTCTCGTTTACCTCTTGCAACCTTTTAAATACTATTACACGCCGGAATGGGGTGTCTTTAAATGATGCAAACGACTCATTGGTGCAATAAAGTCCGTCAAGCGATCCTATGTAAGAGAACGCGCAGTGCTTACAATCTTCACAATAAACTTTAGTCATTTTTTTGATCCTTTTCTTTTGCTTTAAAAATAAAATGAGACAATCCGCACGTATCACACCGAACATCCTGAACCGCAGTGGTCCTGAACTCTCTATATAAATCACCAATACAATGACGAGTGTGGTAAAAATTAATTACCTCAAAATCGTTTACGCCATTCAACTCGCGATTCAATAAAGCCCCGTTAAATTTTAAAACTTTAACCCTTCGGAACGGGTCCCTCAACCCCATGTCTATACCACATGGGGTGCAGGTAAAGCGCGTGTCTACGGTAATGCGACGGTTTTCGGTGATTCGGTGGTAATACGGTTTTATTACACAATGCCTCTTCTCGTGGATATCAAGAATTACATTTATGTCACCGGTATGTCGCACAATCTCCTCGTAAGTCATGTCTAGTAGTGACAATGGGCATCCGGGGTAAAGATTAAGACTTTTCATTATCTCTCCTTTTCTTCTAATTCTGCCATCTCGTATTAAACCTCCTCTGAATCACCGGTCACCACCGCATCGCCGGTCACCACCGCATCACCGAAAACCATCGCATCGCCGGTCACCACCGCATCACCGAAAACCATCGCATTACCGAAAACCTTCGCATTACCGGAGACCTGCGCATTACCGGAGACTTGCGAATCACCAAAGACCTGGGCATTACCGGAGACTTGCGAATCACCAAAGACCTGGGCATTACCGGAGACCGTCGCATTATCGAAGATCCACGAATCACCGGAGACAAACGGATTACCGGTGACACGCGCATTACCGGAGACCATCGCATTACCGGTGACACGCGCATTACCGGAGACCTGCGCATTACCGGAGACTTGCGAATCACCAAAGACCTGGGCATTACCGGAGACCGTCGCATTATCGAAGATCCACGAATCACCGGAGACAAACGGATTACCGGTGACACGCGCATTAGCGGAGACCCGCGCATTACCGGAGAGCATCGCGCTATCTTCGATCTGCGCATTACCGGAGACACGTGCATTACCGGAGACCATCGCACTATCGGAGACACGTGCATTACCGTTCACCACCGAATCACCGAAAACCATCGCATTACCAGAGATCCACGCATCGCCGAGGCATGATAAGTTTTTATCCGACTCAACCCACCCCCCTACGTCTCCGGCTTTAACTGAGTCACCGATATCGCGGAGAGCTCGGATTCGGTGAATTCCGTCAATGGTTGGATCTCCTATTAATTCGTATTTATCGTTAGCCATTTTAATTGTCCTTCTCATATTAAACCTTCTTCAAAAATGGAGACACGCGCATCACCAAAGACCTGCGAATTACCGGAGACGTGCGCATAACCGGAGACTTGCGAATCACCAAAGACCTGCGCATTACCGGAGACACGCGTATTACCGGAGACACGCGCATAACCGGAGACACGCGCATCACCAAAGACCCACGCATTACCGGAGACCGTCGCATTATCTTCGACCTTTGCAAAACCGGAGACCCGCGCATTACCGGAAACTTGCGCATCAAAGTAGATACGCGCATTATCGGTGACCTGCGCATTATCGGTGACACGCGCATTACTGCAAACCAGCGCATCACCGAAAACCGTCGCATTACCGGAGACAATCGCATTACCGGTGACATGCGCATCATCAAAGATCTGAACATCATCAAAGATCTGCGCATAACCGGAGACCTGCGCATCACCGTAAACCATCGCATTACCGAAAAGCATCGCATTACCGGAGATCCACGCATTACCGTAGACACGCACATTATCGTAGACACGCACATCACCGGAGATCCACGAATCGCCGAGATGTGATAAATTTTTCTCCGACTCAACCCACCCGCCTACGTCTCCGGCCTTAACTGAGTTACCGATATCGCGGAGAGCTCGGATTCGGCGAAGTCCGTCAATGCTCGGCTCTCCTATTAATTCGTATTTATCGTTAACCATTTTAACTGTCTCCTTGATCATATTAAACTTCCTCCGAGACGTGCATTACCGTTCACCACCCAATTACCGTAGATACGCGCATTACCGGTCACCACCGCATTACCGGAAACTTGCGCATCAAAGTAGATACGCGCATTATCGGAGACCATCGCATTACCGAAGATCCACGAAGTACCGGAGACCTGCGCATAACCGGAGACTTGCGAATCACCAAAGACATGCGCATTATCGGAGATCCACGAATCGCCGGAGACCTTCGCAGCACCAGAGATCCACGCATTGCCGGAGACGTTCGCATTACCAGAGACCTTCGCATTACCAGAGATCCACGCATTGCCGGAGACCTTCGCATTACCAGAGACCTTCGCATTACCAGAGATCCACGCATCGCCGAGAAATGATAAAATTTTATCCGACTCAACCCACCCGCCTACGTCTCCGGCCTTAACTGAGTTACCGATATCGCGGAGAGCTCGGATTCGGCGAAGTCCGTCAATGCTCGGCTCTCCTATTAATTCGTATTTATCGTTAGCCATTTTAATTACCTTCTTTTTCTAATTCCGCGCAACGCTTTATGTCAGCCATAGCAACATCGTCTGACTCGTAAAATCTTAGTGCCCAATCGACCTTTATATCTGAGCTTGCTTTATATATTTTATTGGCCGCTAACGGAGTACCTAGATGACCCTCTAATTTCTTACCATCCTCTCCGGCCAGCGTTACTATCCAGCCAGCCCGGCAGTGTGTTGTGTCGCACGTGTGCCAATTGGACATATCAAGCGAATTATCGCCACTGCAAGCTTCTAATAATTTCTGATGAATATTTTCAATTTTTGGGATAACAAGTGGCTCGTTTGATTGACCGCGGCAATCGCGGCAATCGCGGCAATCGCGGCAACCGTTGCAACCGCGGCAATCGTAGCACTCCCAACAATCGCCGCAACCGCCGCAACCGTGGCAATCGCGGCAACCGCGGCAATCGCGGCAATCGCTGCAACCGCGGCAATCGCGGCAACCGCGGCAATCGTAGCAATCGCCGCAACCGCCGCAACCGCTGCAACCGTTGCAATCCCAACAATCGCTGCAATCGTAGCAATCCCAACAATCGCGGCAATCGCGGCAATCGCGGCAATCGCTGCAATCGCTGCAATCCCAACAACCTGAATTTGTCTCGTTATCCAAAGTAAAACCCGGGTACTTTTTTGAAAACCCAACGGACACACCGTTTGTTTGTTTGTCGGGTCTGTTCAAAAATTCGTCGTAACTACTAAATATCTCGGTTTTCATTTTAATTGTCTCCTTGATCATTTGTTATTATCGCATTAATCGCGAAACTCAAAGCCAATACCACAAGCACGATACTAGCCCCCCATCTGTACGCGTAGTCGTCATTTACGAGTGACGTGGTATGAGCGGCTACGAGGAATAGAAGAAGGGATATAAGGGCGAATAGGGGGCGGGTCATGATTCAAACTCAGAGACGATTCCATCCGAGGTTTTTTTAATTGCCGATACCCCTTTCCTAATAACTCTACTGACTCCTAATGTGGCCACATCGACCCCCGACATAGGTTCATCAAAATCAAAATCAGTTTCAAATACGCCAGATGCGGTTCGAGCCACTATCTCGACGGGGGATGCAATAGCCCTAAAAATACCTTTAAAAATACTCATTTTAATTTATCTCCTTAAGGGTGAACTCTATAAAGGCAAGGCGTTCAAGTTGCGTTTTTTTAATTATCGCCATTATTTTTCCTCCTGTCGTTTAGATAAACAATCCAACCCTTTCGAGCTAAATGATTAGCCCTGTGCTTCGTCGAACATTTATTCTGCCACGTCTCGCCATTTTTAGGATTGAACGCCACAAACTGATATCGATGGAACGGGAACCAATCCCTCAATCTAGTTAAATTAGCCGACGCGCTTTCTTCAAATAGTTTCTTTTGGTGTTCGATTACTTCTGGTGGTGTCATTTTAGTACCTCACTGTCTGTTTTTTGTTTGTCGAACACAGCCCACTTGATTATTTCAACCTCTTAAATTCGTTTACCAGGATTACGTATCCATCTTTAGTCGCTGCGAACGTGTCAAATGTGAAACCTAGGCGTGTAAGCTCAGTCGCCGCCATTTCGTATACATTTCTCGCCGCGTAGTCGTAACTGAGTGTTAGGGACTCGTATACATTTCTCGCCGCGTAGTCGTACCTGAATGTTAGGGACTGTTTGAAGCGGTTTGATGTGAGCTTAAATCGTGAACCTCTGAAATTAGTTGGGCGAATATATTTAACTTCGATTGCGTGTTTGTTTTTCATTTCGGTTCCCCTGGCAATTCGGTCCAGTGCGTAACGCTCCCGTTAAAGTGGTTAAATTGATGATTAATAGATCCATCTGAGTTCCATGCGTCCTGTACGTGCAGAAGGTCCCATCCATTGCCACACTCATTAATGTACCAGCCGAGTACCGATCTATCGGAAATGTCTTTTGGTGGTTCACTAAGTGGTTTTATTTCAAATTCCATTTTAATTATCTCCCTCGTTAATTGAGTGGACCGCTTGGGCCATTAAGAACGTGGCGACCATCATTAGGAATGCCCCCGCATAACAACGCCAGGCCACTGCGGGGACGGGTTGAGAAATGGTGATGGACGACCAGAACAATACCGCGGACATTATCGAATATTTAATGGTCATTCTCCAAACACCTCCCGGACGGTGTAGGTGTACCCGGTTATTGTGGAAAGCTCTGAGATATACTCCAGTGCGTCGGTGGGGTCGTCACAAATGTCGATGACTTCACCGTGACGGTTGATTATTTCGAATAATACCATAGCTCGTTCTCCTCGAGTTTAATTAGATGAATCAATTTGACTCAATGAAGACATTGTATCACGGATAACCCATTGGGTCAAGGGTTATTTTTGACTATTGTGATGGGGGCGATACAATGGGTTGAGGGATTCTGTTGTGTACAGTGGGTGATGTGGTAGCGACAAAAATACTTGAAACGGGTATAGGAATATCGGAAAATGGGATTCAGGGAAATATTTCAATATATTAAGGATTTCCTGTATCCCCCTGTATTATTTTTGTCGCTGACTTATCGTACAGTGGGTCAGAAAACCCAATGTACCACCAAAATGCTGACCCCCTGGGCTATTTCTGACCCACTGTACACACTTTTTCAATGTTTCACGGAGGGTTTCACAGATGACCCATTGTACCACCTACCCAACGGGTTTTAAGTGGTACAATGGGTCAAAACTACCCACTGTCCCATGGTACAATGGGTTAACGTAGTACAATGGGTTAAATTAACAATGTTTAACATTCTAACCCATTGGGTATATAGTACAGTGGGTTAGAATGTTAAAAGGGAGGAATCTTTATGAGTGGTAACTACGGTGTCTGGGAAAACTCGGAATCACGTTGGGTTGTTAGATGGTTGGACCGAGATACCGTTAAGACGTTGGTTGCGGGATTCAATCGAGTCGCTGACCCACTGTACACGTACTCCGAGAGACAGTGTTAATCGGTCCTCTGGGGTGCAAAGGGTGTTACCGTAGCCCGATGATGCTGGACGCCCCTCACAGACGCGCTGAGGCCCCGATGCCGGGACTCACGGGTGTCAGGTGACCCATGATGCTGAGGGGATGAGAGGGGTACCCCAGGGGTGGGGGTGGAAGGGCCCTGGGAAATTGGGAGGTTGGGTTGCGTAGCCCCCGCAGTAAATTTTTATTTTTTTGATTCCGTAACCCCATGGGTCACCTAAAAGCCCATTACCCCCATGGGTCACCTAAAAGCCCATTACCCCCATGGGTCACCTAAACCCCAGCATTTCGACTTCCCATGCTAATCTCTTATTAACCCGATCAACTTATCCACCTAGTTGACTTTTTAAATTCGCATGGTACTCTCAGAATGCTTATCGTCTCCTCGAGAAGTAACCGCCCGACCCACGTGTGACGCTGATACTAAAAACATCAACTGTCTTTGTGGATCGGGCAACACACACACACACACACACACACACACACACACACACCACCCGTTGTCATCCCTCTTTAATTCGTATAGAGTCATCTTACTATGAGTAACACTTCAGGGACTCTAGGCGCGATTAACGCATCCCCCCAAGACTCCCAATTCCAACAAGACCCAACTTCCCAAACTATAATGTCTTCACCATTGCCAAAGTGGCTTATTGGTAAAGACGACCGATTTGTCCGTAATGACGTAAAGGAACTCATCGTCATGCAGTACGAGATAATTCTAGACACCGTTTTGGATAAGCTTTCTTGCGGTGAAACGCTTGGTAACATTTTAAAAGATGACGTCCGTGAGTTTGACAGAGCGCGGTTTCTAAGATGGATACTTAAAGATCCAATTCGTAAAGAGAAGTATTATGAAGCGCTTGAGTTGGGTTGTGAGATCATAGCCTCCAAGTTGCCCGGTATTGCCGAGGGCTCGGACAGTTTCGAAGACGTCCAGAGATCCACTCTTAAAATAAACACGTTAAAATACCTTCTTGGTGTTTGGAACAAAAAACGGTTTGGGGAGATTAAACAAATTGAGCACTCGGGTGCGATCAGTATCACCAAGGCCCTTGAAGAAGCCGCGACGCGGTTAGTTGTAGATGCTGAATATCGAGAGGTGGAGGACTGATGCAGAAACCTATTCACTCGTCTGAGGACGAACAGTTATTAATGAGTCACCTATGGTCTCCTCGTATAGCCGATGATTTGGAAGCGTTTGTAATGTACGTGTTCCCTTGGGGTAAAGCGAATACCCCACTCGCCAACTTTACAGGACCTCGTAAGTGGCAGCGGAAGGTTTTAAGAAGAATCACCCAGCACATAAAAGACAACAAGGGTAAAGTTGACATGGCGGCGCTTAGATCAGCCATTGCATCGGGTCGGGGGATCGGTAAGTCAGCCTTGGTAGCATGGTTAATACTTTGGATGTTGACCACTCGAATTGGGTCCACGGTAATTGTGAGTGCCAACAGCGAGAACCAGTTACGATCAGTCACATGGGGTGAGTTGACCAAGTGGTGCATCATGTCGATTAACTGCCACTGGTGGGAACCATCCGCTACCAAGCTAGTGCCAGCATCGTGGTTAACGACACTGGTGGAGAGGGACCTGAAGAAAGGGACACGATACTGGGCCGCAGAGGGGAAATTGTGGAGCGAAGAGAGTCCTGATTCATACGCGGGGGTACATAACTATGACGGTATGATGGTCATATTTGACGAAGCGTCTGGGATTGCGGATGGGATCTGGAGTGTAGCATCAGGGTTCTTTACTGAGAACATCACAGATCGATATTGGTTGGCATTCTCCAACCCTCGTAGAAACCAAGGGTATTTTTATGAGTGTTTCAACGCAAAACAGGCATTTTGGGTTAATGATCAAATCGATGCCCGTACAGTTGAAGATACTGACAAGTCGATATACAACCAGATCATTGCAGAACACGGAGAAGATTCGTACGAAGCTCGGGTGGAGGTGTATGGGGAGTTCCCAAGCAGTGGGGATGGACAGTACATCTCTGCGACAATGGTTAATGATGCAATAAAACGAGAACGGTATAATGATTATCATGAACCAAAAGTAATGGGGATTGATCCCGGTAAAGGGAACCCAGACCCATGTTCAATTGCCGTTCGACAAGGTCGCGACATCTTAACCATTAAGTACCATAAAGAAGATGACCCTGATGAGCTTCTTAATAAGTTGCTTAATGACATAGAAGAATATCAGCCTGATTATATTGTAATTGATGAAGGTGGTTTGGGTTGGGGTATATTCGGAAGCTTGAAGAGACTCCGGTATAAAATAACATCAATTAACTCGTCCTGGGCGTCTAAGAACCCTGTAGCTTGGGGTAATAAAAGAGCTGAGATGTGGGCGGAAGGTAAAGCATATATTCGAACGGCTCACCTTCCCGATGACAAAAAGATGAGACTCGATATGATTAGCCCAAAACGGAAATCAAACAACAAAGGGGCTTTAATGATAGAGAGTAAAAAAGAAATGAAGATGAGAGGGATTGCATCCACAGATGGAGCTGATGCAGTGTGGCTCACATTAATGATCTCCGTTTACTCTGGGGTCAAAAAAGAAAAAAGTGACCCCGTGCGTCGAATATCGACCGGTTCACGATCGGGAGGGGTTGCCACTTCATGGATGGGTGCGTAGAATAAATTAATGATTGAATGCGTTTATTGTGGTAATCAAGTGTTCCCAGACCATACGTGTCCGAACATCAAAACCGTGTGGAACGTAAACCTTAAGGAGACTCAAGATGTCCAATCCGTCAAAGGATGATGATAAGTTATTATCAGAAGCCAGAGACCGAATGTCGACAGCAATTGCTGCATATTCTGACTCCAGAAATGATGAACTTGACGATTTAAAATTCTACGGTGGGTCACCTGACAACCAGTGGCAATGGCCTGAAGATATTTTGGCAACACGAGGGGCAGTGCAGGGACAGACAATCAATGCACGACCTTGTTTAACAATTAACAAACTTCCTCAACACGTTCGTCAGGTCACCAATGATCAACGGCAGAATCGGCCATCGGGTAAAGTGATCCCAGTAGATGACAAAGCAGACGTTGAAGTAGCTGAGATCTTTAACGGTATGGTTAGACATATTGAGTACATAAGTGATGCTGATGTTGCTTATGATACAGCATGTGAGAACCAGGTGTCTTATGGGGAAGGGTATATCCGAATTCTGACCGATTTTTGTGACGCGGACTCATTTGACCAAGATATTAAGATTGGTAGAATCCGTAACAGTTTCAGTGTGTATATGGATCCTTTAATAGAAGACCCTTGTGGTTCAGACGCCCGGTGGTGCTTTATTACACAACACATGGATCGTGATGAGTACGAACGGTTATATCCTAACGCCACCCCTGCTAGCTCAATTCAAACATTGGGGGTTGGCGATCAATCGGTGTCTCAGTGGGTTAACGAAAAGACCGTGACAATTGCTGAGTATTTTTACACAGAGTATAAAGAGAAAACATTGAATCTATACTCAAACGGAATGACTGCTTTTTTGGGAACGAGTATGGATAAAGCGTTAAAAGCAGAGTTTGGTGAACCTAGAAAATCAAGAGCATCTTCTCAAAAAGTGATTAAATGGTGCAAGATAAACGGCTATGAGGTCCTAGAAAGCACTGAATGGCTGGGTAAGTACATTCCAGTTGTCCGAGTTGTTGGTAATGAATATGAAGTGGACGGGAAAGTTTACGTTTCAGGACTTGTTAGGAACGCTAAAGACGCTCAACGTATGTACAACTACTGGGTTAGTCAAGAAGCTGAGATGCTTGCTCTTGCTCCTAAGGCTCCTTTTATAGCTTACGGGGGTCAATTTGAGGGGTATGAGCACCAGTGGAAAACTGCTAATACTCAAAACTGGCCTTATTTAGAGGTAAACCCCGATGTAAAAGACGGTCAAGGGCAAGTTCTCCCTCTTCCTCAACGTGCAATGCCCCCTATGGCCCAAACAGGTTTAATTCAAGCTAAAATGGGTGCTGCCGACGACATTAAGGCCACGACTGGTCAATATGACTCTAGTATTGGTGCAACCTCAAATGAGAGGTCAGGGAAGGCCATTTTAGCCAGAGAACGACAAACGGACACAAGCACTTACCACTATGTAGATAATCTAGCTCGTGCAATTCGATATATTACTCGACAAATTGTGGATCTGATTCCGCATATTTACGATACTGAACGAATTGCCCGAATTATTGGAATTGACGGCGAGACAAGTACGGTTAAAACTAATCCAGACCAACCAGAGCCCGTAAGAAAGATAATAGACGAGCGCGGAATTGTTATAGAAAAAATTTATAATCTTGGTGTTGGTAAGTACGATGTATGTGTGACCACAGGTCCAAGTTACATGACAAAACGGCAAGAAGCTTTAGAAGCGATGGCCCAGTTATTACAAGGTAATCCTCAATTATGGGCTGTTGCGGGGGATCTATTTGTTAAAGATATGGATTGGCCTGGGGCTCAAGAGATTGCGAAACGTCTTGCTAAAACAATTGACCCAAAGTTATTAAGTAATCCAGATGAGTCTCCTGAAATGCAAGCAGCTCAACAGCAAATTGAGCAAATGGGTCAAGAAATGAACCAAATGCATCAGATGCTTCAAAACGTTGAAAAGTCGTTGGAAGTTCAAGAGGCCGCACGAAAAGACTACGAGGCAAAAATTAAAGCTTATGATGCTGAAACAAAACGTCTTGCAACCATGCAATCAGGAATGTCAGAAGAACAAATCCAAGACATTATACTAGGGACTCTTCATGGGGCTATGAGTACAGGTGACATAGTAACTGGAGGAAGTATTGAGCAGGAAATTGATGATCAAAATATGATTGATGGCGATATACCCAACGAAGAAAGAATGTTAAATGAAGCCTAATGAGTTTGTTGGCATATTATTTTTAAGTAGAAATGTCGCGCATAGTGTGCACCTAAACACCGGCAGTTTTAGCAAACATAGAGCATTGGGTGAATTTTATGACAAGGTTATAGATTTGGCTGACAAATTTGCTGAAACATATCAAGGAAGGTATGGGTTGATTGGTCAAATCTTACAACCCGGAATAAAAGAGTCAGCAAACATCATTACTTTCTTACAAAAACAGTTGGATACTATTGAAAAAGAGCGATATAGTGTGGTTAACAAAAATGATACTACTCTTCAGAATTTAATTGATGAAATTGTCGAATTGTACCTTCGAACTTTGTATAAGTTAAAATTCCTAAATTAAGGACACCTCATGGAACTATTTAATCCAGCATCATCTCCTCAATTTAATCAGCAAAGCGCCGCCTACACAGGAACTGCGGGAACAACTACTGGTTGGGCGGCAGGTCCCCAAGGGGTTTTATTGACATCAACTAGTTCCTGCTACGTAGTTGTTGGAGAAGGAACGGTTGCAACCACTTCAAATGGTACATATCTTCCACCTTACACCCCAATACCATTCATCACCCCTACAGGAAGCGGGAAAGGAACCGGGGCTAAATGGACTGTAAGCGCTATTCAAATAGCAGATGCGGGGACTATCTACGCAAAGCCTTGTAATATACGATGAGTTGGGGTGAGGTACGTAATTCACCGTCTATAGGATTAATAGGAGGTCTCTCTTTTGGGGGTGGGGGAGCGCCATCGGAGCCTACTGTAGGTGGTAATTTGCAAACCGAAGCTAATGGAAACTTATTACAAGAAAATGGATCATTGATCCTATTGGAGACATAATATGGTTGATTTAAAAATATCCGCATTATCACCAGCAACTACTCCTTTAGCAGGATCAGAAGTACTACCAATAGTTCAAGGTGGTACTACTGTAAAAGTAAGTGTTGATAATTTGACCACCGGAAAAACAGTAACTGCGTCTAATGTAAACGTTACTGGTCTTACAGCATCTTCTGCCGTTGCTACTGATACGTCCAAAAACTTGGTTTCAGTGACAAACACTGGATCGGGAAATAATGTACTTGCTACTTCCCCCACCTTAGTAACTCCAGCGTTGGGTACCCCATCTTCTGGAGTTGCCACTAATCTGACCGGGCTACCATTGGCAACTGGGGTAACTGGAACACTTTCGGCAAGCAACGGAGGAACTGGAGTCAATAATGGTGCCTCAACACTAACTTTGGGAGTGTCAACCATTATAACGGCAGCGGCAGC